ATAAAGGGCCACTCACATCTAGCATTATGACACGTAACAGAAATCGTAACACCATACCCGAATTACCTGTCGGAACGAAGAATCGTGACGCTTGGCACTCATCGAGTCCCAATAATCACTATCTGGAGTCCGGTCTTGTAACCGGTTATGGTGGCGCTGTTGGTGAAACTTCTAGTATCACTGACGTCGTTGGAAATCGCAACGGTAGAAACGATGTCGGGCATATTGCCCGCATTGTTAATGCCCCTGCTTCCAACATGCACTTTGAGTTTCTAACCAGTAATGGTTGGAGCTACAAAGCTGATTGGGAGATATCTGTTATCGCAGCATTGGATTGGTATACCGGTCCTGTGTCTAGCCCTGTGAATTACGCCACGCTTGCAAAAGCGAGGATTAAGCCACTTGGAAAAGAGCAGATTGCCGGTTTTGTCGATATTGCCGAACTTGATCAACAGCTAAGTTTATTAGCTAATTACCATGTTCGGATGTTGGCTCGCCTATTATGGGAGAGCTACAGTGTGCGTTTGTCCGGGAAGAACTCAAGCCTGAACAGCTTGGGTAAATCTCGATATAACGGCGATAGGTGGATTAAGTTCTTTAAGACCGTCAAAGACGATCTTTATGAGAACAATAAAACCCCGATGGCATTTATACAAACGCTCATCAATACTGACCTTGGGTGGAAGTTCGGCTGGAAACCGTTTATTACGGATTGCCAGCAGGCACTCAAGTGTGTTAATGCTATGGATTCGCTTTTGAACCGGATCAAAGTACCTTACAAGGTCTTTGGTCAGGCGAGCGATTCCTTAAACGCTAATATAACGGGTAACTTCGTTACGGGCCCTGACTTCTCGTATACACGATTATCAGCAGCCTGTGCGAAGACCACAAACATTCGAGCTGTTGCGGAGGTTGAGTATCAACTCAAGCCCGGAGCAGACGTAGAAGGGATAGCGCTACGAGTAGCGGCCCTTCGGGATATGCTAGGACTGAAACTAAGCGCCAAAAGCGCTTGGGCGGTCCTACCATACTCGTTTGTTGTTGACTGGTTTTACACAGTCAGCACGTTCCTGTCTCAGTTCGAGGGGCAACCCTTTATGAACGGATACATGGACATTATTAGTAAGGGCATTAGTTTGAAGACCGAGACCAGCATATCTGCTGTATTCTCGCATCCTCATTCGTCTGACCTTATTAAGGGTGAGGCGTCTGAAAAGACGTACACCCGCGTTTATGGCGATAATTCCCTATGGGGGTTGACGCCGCCAGTCTACCCTGCCTTCAAGTTACCAAACTTGGGTCAGTGGTGGACTGGGGTAGAGCTTGTGGTACAGAACCTATTCGGTTCTCACAAGTCCTACTAATACTTGGGTGATCTATAAGACTGTGGCCTCCTTCCACCTTTTCAGGTGTCGGGAACAATTATGCCACGGGAGATCACCCGTCTCCAATAGAAGCTAAGCTAATGCTTACTAATACACTAGGCAGCCATGCTGCCAATTACAACAAGGCAGGTAACACCCTTACGGGTTGCACCTACAACACTACGGAAACTCCTAATGCGGCACGCGCTTTGCGCGTGTCACATGAGGTAGCTAAGAACGGCAAACAGGTTAATACCTTGTTTGCCCTTACGAAGCAGAATCCTGCTACTGCCACTGAACTCGCGAGCGTGTCCGCCATTCAGCTAAAGTTCGTCCGACCTTCGTCGGTTACGACCTCAGCTATGGAAGACTTGCTCAAAGAGATGATGATCTTGTTGCTCACCGGGGAGCATGCCACTATTGTGGCTGCCGCCGATGCGCTTCAAGCCGTCTCGCTTGTGAACAGTACGTTGGTCGAAGGGTTGATGTCTCGTCAAGTTTGACGTGGACGATCCCTCCGATTATTTGTTTAGCCTTGGGAACCGGGATCTCGGACGTGTCTACATCGTTCGTGGTTTTGGTAAAACCGCAGCCACAATGAACGACAATAACACGTCAAAAGACCCCGTAGTGCATAGTATTAGCGAAGGTAACACTCCAACAAATAGAATCAAATTGATCCTAAAATGGATAGTTATAATCGCCTTGACACTCTCTGGTGTCAGCTTGCCTCCGGCGCTGTATTTCAGCGGTACGTCACAACGAGGGATATTTCAACCTACGTTAGACGCGCCACCGCTGAAGGCGACGAGTTCCGAATCAAGTGTCTTGCCGGCCTTGGACGAGATCTCCTTACCTCAATCGAGGAAGGTGAAATCGCAATCCAAAGCCGGTTTGGCACCAAAATAGGAACCCGTTTGCCACGGTTTCTGTACGGTGCGTGGAAAGCCATCTTCTCTGAAGATGGCGACCTACGCCCTAATGCAGATGCCCACGCTGTTGCTTGCATAAGACAGTTAACTACTGTCTTTAGCAAGTTACCAGGATCGTACCCGATAGAAGCTGAACATGAAATCCTCGTTTCTTTTAAAAAGAACGAGGAGATCATGCGTCAGCCTATATCGGATGCCCGCATGGATGCAGTACCACTCGGTACTGTGTTCACGTTGAGAAACGTTATCCATGATGCTGGGCTATTGGTTAGGTATATGTTGCACGGGTTAGACCCGCGCGACATTGTACCGCGCCACGGTTCTGGCGCTTCCGCCTGTCGCGTTCCCGCATGGGAACGGTATGGTTCCTTCCGTTACGATCCAGAAATTGATCGTATATGGGATTATGGAACCTACTTCTTCGCTGGTTCGACGCACTTGTGCGACGAATACAGGAAGTTAGACGAAGTCGGGACGCTTGATCGTTGCGCTCGTGTCGTGTTGGTGCCAAAAGATTATCGGGGGCCTCGCATGATTTCATGCGAACCCCGAGAACTAATGTACCTCCAACAGGGCATGATGCGGGCACTTTACCCGCATCTAGAGCGGCAAGGATCGGTAACGGCCGGATTCGTGAATTTCACGGATCAAACTATCAACCAAGAACTAGCGAAAGAAGGCTCCATTACTGGAGCTCTCGCGACGCTGGATCTTAAGGATGCATCCGACTTGATCAGGTGGGATATAGTGAAAGCTATATTTCCGCCCAATTGGGTCGATGCCCTTGCAGTCACTCGTTCGGGAGCTACGCAGCTCCCGACCGGTGAGGTTGTCGTTATGGAAAAATTCGCCCCAATGGGTAGCAGTTTATGCTTCCCCATTATGGCGATAACCATATGGTCGATATTAAAGTCAGCGATGCCCCGTGACACCCCAATATGGGTGTACGGAGATGATATCATCATACCGACAGAGCTTGCTCTATCGGCTATGTCAATCCTTCGTGCCATTGACCTTAAGGTTAATGAATCGAAGTCCTTCTATAAGGGCCCGTTTCGGGAATCCTGTGGGAAGGAATACTTTGCAGGAGTAGAGGTTACACCTCTGCGACTGAAGAGTCGATTGACTGATGATAAACCAGACCAGGCCATGCTGATCGCGTTCGCTAACAACCTACGCTATAGGTATGGCATCGGCTGTTCTATCGAATACATGGTCATAGAAATGTATCCTGACACGGTAACGGTTAACTACCGTCCGTGTGAGGACATTGACCATGAACTCGAGCTCTTAAACCAGCTCGGGATTGCGTTTTTGCGTAATCCAAAACGCCCCGTGCGCGACATTGAGAAATCAATGCTGCTGTGGAGCGTATTCGATAACAACCAACGATTGAAACGTCGGTGGAACTCTGATCTTCAACGAACAGAGTATCGCTATCGGCGTCCAACAAGTCGACTTATGAAAGTCGATTCGGACAACTGGGGTTACGTCCTACGCTCACTTATTCTTCAAAACGAAGAAGATGAGCTAGGCGCTACCGGTCTGGTTGCGGTACCCAACCGCATCTCATATAAATATGGGTGGGGCATTTTGTAAGCCCCGTGATAAAGGAGCCTGGGACTTAGCGTCTCC